CCAAGCCCAATCCTCTGGATGGTTTCGAGGAGTTTTACCAGGCCTACCCAAAGCACAAGGATCGAGCGAAGGCGGAGAAGGCTTGGCGGAAGATCGACCCTGCTCTGCACCCTGTGATCATGGCGGCGCTTCCGAAGCACTGCCGACAGCGTGATTGGCTGAAGGACAACGGCCAGTTCGTTCCGCTGCCGGCCAGTTGGCTCAACGGGCGACGATGGGAAGACGAGATAGCCCCTGATGCTGGCCCGGCATCGAGCTTCACCAACCTCCCCAAACACACCCCCGACATGTACCAGGACCGCGACGATGGCAGAGCAAATTTTTAACTTCTGGCGAAAACCCAACCGCAAGAGCGAAGAAAGCCCTTCTCTTCGCTGCCCGGTTCACGGTGACTACCACTCGATCCAGGTGGAGCAGTTTGATGGTAGCTACTTGACCTGGTCTTGCTCTCGGTGTGTTTGGGATGGGGTGAATCGCGAGCCGGGGAGCGAGGAGTTTTCGGTGGCCCTGGCGGAGAAAACCCAACGCAAGATCAACGAGTTGCTGGTTGGTTCTGGCATCCCCGCTCGCTACCGGGCCAGCACTTTCGAGACTTACCGCACCGACGGCAAGGCGGAGAAGGCGGCGGTGCTGGAAGCATGCCGGGAGTATGCCGAGCGATTCGTGGAGAACTTCCAGGACGGCCGCTGCCTCTTGCTCCTGGGCAACCTTGGGACGGGCAAGACCCATCTCGCGTGCTCAATCGTCCAGTACGTCGTACGGAACCTTCAGGCCCAAGCAGTGATCACCTCGGCGTCGGAGATAATCCGTGTGGCTAAGGGGGCGATGAACCGGGCGGCGAAGTACACCGAACGGGACGCTCTCGAAGAGCTGGCGGGCTTTGACCTGTTGGTGATCGACGAGCTCGGCGCGCAGAGCGGTACCGAGTACGAATTGGGGCTGCTCCACGAGGTGATTGACCGCCGGTATCGGGAGATGCGGCCTACGGTGGTGGTTTCGAACATGAGCGCGCAGGAGGTCGCCAAGTACATCGGTGATCGTGCGGTGGATCGTCTCCGCGAGAACGGCGGCAAGGCTGTTGGTTTCACCTGGGGCTCCGCTCGCCGGGAGGTTCTGGAGTGAGCCGAGAGCTGTACAGCGAAGAGGCTGAGTTCGGCGTGCTCGGCGCTATCTTGCAGTCCGCGCTCCAGCAGAATCAGGAGCTGGTTGACGAGGCCTTGTCCAGCGTGACCGCTGCCGATTTCTACTTCGAGGATAACGCCGCGCTGTTCCAGGCGATCAAGGATTGCTACGAGGAAGGGATTCCCGTCGATCCGGTGACCGTGGGAGTGGTCCGCGATGTGCTGCCCAGCGGCGCGAAGCTCATTCCCTATGCCGGGAACATTGCCCGCAATGTGCCTTCGGTGGCGAACTGGAGGACGTACGTCCGGCACGTCCGGGAGCGGGCCATCCTGCGTTGCTTGATCGACACGGCCGAGTCGGTGAAGGCCTCCGCCACGGATGACCGACCGTTGCCTGAGATCATCGCCAGAGCGCAGCAGGCGATGGCGGACCTGCGCGACCTCGATGACGAGGCGCCGAAGTACAAGCGGCTCGACGAGGTGATGCTCAAGGCTGTCGACGTTATCGACGACAAGTTCAACGGCCGCGCGCCTCAGTGGCCCGGCACTGGCCTGGCCGATCTCGACAAGCTGGTGCGCGGCATCCGCCCTCGGAAACTCACCGTTATCGCCGGCCTTCCCGGCAGTGGCAAGACCACACTTGCCCTGCAAATCGCCCAGTACAACGCCTGCGAGGCGGGGGAGCCGTGGCTGGTGTTCTCCCTGGAAATGCCCGAGGAGGAGTTGGGCGTGCGCTCAATCGCCTCGCTGGGCGGAGTGGACCTGAAGCGCCTGGACGATCCGCAGCAGTTGGGTGACGACGACTGGCCGCGCATCACATCTGCGGTGGCCAAGGCCAAGGGGGCGCCCTTGTTCATCTGCGACGATCCCAACGTGACCGCCAGCCAGATCCGCAGCACCGCGCGGTGTGTCAAGCGTGAGCACGGCCTGGCCGGTATCGTCGTTGACTACCTGGGCCTGATTCCACCAGAGGCGAAAGGGCGCACGCGCAGCGAGGAAGTGGGCAAGACCAACAAGTCGCTGTTGCGCCTGGCCAAGGAGCTCGGCGTTCCAGTCATCGAGCTGGCGCAGCTCAACCGCGACTCGACCAAGCGCCCCGGTAAGCGCCCGCAGTCGAGCGACCTGCGCGACTCGGGGGAGATCGAGGCCGACGCCAGTTGCATCCTGATGGTCCACCGGGACATGGATAGCGAGGCCGGCCAGAACGGCATCACCGAGATCCTGATGACCAAGTGCCGACACGCGCCGCCGGGCATGTGCCTGCTCCAGCAGCAGGGCATGTACGGACGATTCGTCAACTTCGCCGGCCCACGCGAGATGAGCCAAGAGGAGGTCGAGATGGGGCGTAGCTACTTCGCCAACAAACACGGCAAGAAAAAGGGGAAGGCCGCATGAGCAACGTACAACCGATGGCACCCCGCAAGGTCATGACCAGGCTGGAGCGGGAGTTTCTCAAGGTGGCCGGCCAGGAGCTGGCGCAGGTCAAGGTGGGCGGTGCTGCTGCCTTGGCTGCGCTGCTGGTCATGATCGCCAACTGGCACGGTGACCGCGGCACTCTGGGTTTTCACGACTACGGCCGGCTGTGGCTGCAGGACGGCAATGCGAAGGGCGCCGCTGCGGAAACGCTGCTGCGCGATCTGTTTGGCCTGAAAGGCACGCCGAAGGGGGCCGCATGACTGGGGTCTACCGCGATGTGATGCCTGCGATCGTTCGCGTCCTGGCGGCCGATGCCATCGACAACACGGCGAAGCAGAGCTGGCAGAGGCTTATTGACCGAAAGGTCGACGGCGGCTTTCGGGCTCTGCTTTCTGCCCAGGACCAGTTCGAGTTCGATTGCATCCTGCACGCCCTACTGCACCGGGAGCTTTCGCCGGCCGAGTGGGACGTGCTGCACGCTCGCTACTCGACGCACTTTGATCGGCGTGGGCAGGCCATCGAGCGACTGGCGAGCAGGGTGCATTCGCCTGCGCCTTCTCGGTTTCTGGAGCGTGCTGTAGCGACCTGGGCTATCCCGATGATGAAGGGCAAGGACGGAAAGCGATCAACCGCTATCCCGATGCTCCCCAAGAAGTGGTACGACATGAACAACTGGGATGAGGACGCGCGACCGGACTCAACTCGAAACCGCTGGCGCAGGGATATTCGGAAACAGCTTGATCGTTTCGAGGAAGAGGCGTTGGTGCATGTAACCGAGATCCTTGACCGCGAGAAGTTGCTCGATGCGGCTTGACGAATGTGATCGACTGAGCGTAACGTAACCACATCTGTTGATACGTGCGCGCTAAGCTAGATCGACTCCGAAACCCGGCCCTGGTGCCGGGTTTTTTATTGCGCCGCCGGGTTTTGCGCGGCATCATCAGTCCCCCGTCTAACTCGATGCTTTCCTTCCTTGGCTTTCAGCGAGATGGACGGGAAGCCCGGTTGCCCCCGCTCCGGGCTTTTTCATTTGAAGGTCGAAACTCGGTAGACGGCAGTCTCGCCTGCCACATCGGGCTGTAAGCAAAGTGACGGGTTACCGACCCGCAAGGCCTTCACCCTTTGCGATATCCAATCAATGCAGGTGGAGCGCAGGATGCGCACGGGGTAGTGGCCCCTATCCACCTGCACCTATTTCAGAGCCCAGCCTTCGAGCTGGGCTTTTTCGTTTCCGCCGCAAGGCAAGCCAACACGCAGCTAGGCCCGTACAGCCGAACGGCGGATGTCCGCTCATCCATCCGCCCCGCTGCGCTCCTTTTTCCAGGTGAGTGGAGTGGATCAGATGAGTGAAATTGATCTTGATGAGGCCAGCCTGCGTGACCTGGTAATGGTCAATGACGGCCAGGTCGTAACGACATCGCTGAAGGTGGCCGAACGCTTCGGAAAGCGGCACGACAACGTCCTTCGGGCTATCGACAACTTGGATTGCTCGGCTGGTTTCCGTCTCCTCAATTTTGAGGAGACGGTCATGTGGCGGGAAAATCCGAGCGGCGGAGAACCGATCAAGAGTCGAAGCTTCGACATGACCAAGGACGGCTTCATGTTCCTTGTGATGGGCTTTAGGGGTAAAGCCGCAGCTGCCTGGAAAGAAGCTTTCATCCATGCCTTCAACTGGATGGCCGAGCAGTTGTTCAAACGCTCAATGGACTTCAACACCATGCGCAACGAGCTGATGGCGGAGTACCGACAGGAGCGAGGGATTGCCAGCCTGGCTGGCAAAACCTTGCGTCGATGGCAGATCAGGGCACCGGTCATCGAACAGAAGATCATCGAGATCGAGCGCGAAGGGCAGTTGCAGCTGTTTCACGCCTGATCCGCCCGGAAAACCCACCCGACGAACGAAAGCCCGCCATTGAGCGGGCTTCGTCGTTTTAGAACCCCTGCGAGGGGCAGAGACTATGAAAATGCCAGAACGCCCTGAGACCTGGGCTGCGCTGCTTGCGTGGCTGTCTGCGCACTATCCGCAGTTGTACGCCGCCGGCCTGTCCTTCGTGGTCGCGCTGACGCGAGTGATCTACGGCGGTGGAACGCGGCGCCAGGCGCTGCTCGAGGCAACGCTCTGCACTTTGATTACCTTGGGCCTGATTCCGGTCCTTGAGTGGTTCGGCCTGCCACAGAACATGGCTACCGCTGCTGGGGTGTTCACCGG